GTAGAGGCATATACATTTATGAAGGGTGAAGCAGATCTGTTGCAATTATACAACGCAAGATATCTAGAGTCACTGAAATGGTTAAAGAATTTAGGAGAAGGTAAGAACACTAGAGATGCTTACAGATACGACAATCTTAGAAGAGATACTGCGTAATGGTAGCAAACAAAAGCTCTAGCGAATTAGGACCAGTTAATGTTGTTACTACTTCTAATCGTGGGCATAGTGCCGAAGAAATGGCAGACATGGCTTTGAATAAAATAATGATGGTGAGCGACAATGCTCCCCCTGTCATACGAGATCAAGCTATAGCATTCAGAAAGAAGTTGAAAGAGATACTGATTTTTTATATGAATAGAATGGCGCAAAGTGAAAGAACAACAATTTGGGCATTAATGAAAAAACAAGGTCACGAAGATGTGGCAGAAATAATTAGGAGGCTATAATGGCAATAAATCAAGCAATGTGTGGAAGTTTTAAAAAAGAAATACTAGCAGGTATTCATAGATGGACAACATCTTCTCGTGGAGATAGTTCTTCTATTTCAGCAGATAATTTTTATGTAGCGATGTTTACTGCAAGTAGAACAGACGCTAATGAAGATTTAACAGGATATACAGCAACAAACGAAGTTAGTGGAACTAACTATACTGCTGGTGGTCAAGTTTTAGGAAGTGTAACTATTGGATTATCAGATAATTCATCTTCAGTTCCTACTGCTTTTTTAGATTTTGCAGACACTACTTTTTCATCATCTACTATTAGTAACGCTAGATGCGCGGTTATTTATAATCATTCGTTAACAAATGCAGGAACAGCAGGGACTGTTACTCATGCGGCTAAACCATCTGTTGCAGTATTAGATTTTGGCGGTAACAAATCTTCTAGTTCTGGAGATTTTACTATTCAATACCCTGCAAATGATGCAAATAACGCGGTTATTAGAATAGCTTAATATGTCTCATTTTACTTACACTGTAACAGTCGTAAGTTCTGGTGGATTTAAATATGTTATAAATGGCGTACAACAAGCCAATTTAAATTTATTTGAAGGTGCTACATACAGATTTGATCAATCAGATTCTTCAAACAGCGGACATTTTTTAAGATTTTCAACAACCTCTGGTGGAACACACAGCAGTGGTTCTGAATATACTACAGGTGTAACCACTTCAGGTGTTCCAGGTAATTCAGGAGCTTATACACAAATAACAGTAGCGGCATCAGCTCCAGATCTTTTTTATTATTGTCAATATCACTCAGGAATGGGTGGTATAGCAACAACGGCAGGAACAATATTATCTGGGTGGGGGAGATCAACATGGAATGCTGGTCCGTGGGGTGAAGGCACTTTTGCAGTAAGCACTTCTGTAACAGGGGTATCAGCTAGTTCTGTAATTAATAGTGCAACTGTTACTGCCGCTCAAAATGTAACGGTAAGTGCAACAGGAGTATCTGCAACTACTGACATAGGTAATCAAGGATGGGGAAGATCCACTTGGAGTAGTGGTGGATGGGGCGCACCTATTTTTGGTACAGTTGTTGAAGGCACTGGTGTAACGGTTAGTGAAACAGGAGTTCAAGGCGCAAGCACTATATCAAATGTTTCTGTATCTGAGGGTGGAGGAATAACTGTAGGTATTAGTTCAGGCGTACAAGCAGCAGGTGTCGTTAATGACATTGTAATACCACAAGCTCTTATTTTCGTTACAGGAGTTCAAGCCGCAAGTGTTATGGGAACTGTAGATGTAGGACTAGGACATGGAGTTACAGGAGTTCAAGCCGCAGGCTCAACAGGAAGCGAATCAGTAATAGAAGGAGCAGGTATTACTGTATCAGCAACAGGAGTAGTTGCTGCAAGTGCCACAGGTAATGAAACAATAGTAGAGGGAGCAGGTATTACTGTGACAGAAACTGGTGTATCCGCCACATCCCATATTGCAAACGTAGGTATAGCTGGGTTAGTAATAGTAACTGGAGTTAGTGCAAGCTCACAAGTAAGCACTGCAACCATGTGGTCAAAGATTAATACAACACAAACCCCAAATTGGGTAGAAATAGCCGCATAGGAGGAAAATTATGGCATCATCATTTACAACAAGTTTTGGAATAGAAAAAATTACCACAGGTGAACAATCAGGCTCTTGGGGTACAACAACAAATTACAACATAGATATTTTAGACAGAATAGCTTCTTTTAAAGCAGTTGCTTTATCTGATTCAGCTACTGCAACATTAACTGTTAGAGCAGGGTCTCCAAGTGATGGAGGTAATAATGTTCAAGATGGTATGTTTAGAGTTATTAAATTTACAGGATCTTTAAGTCAAGCTTGTACAATAACTATAGCACCTTCAACCACAACAGCATATTTTATTATCGAAAATGGCACTAGTGGTAGTCAAAATATTATTATGGCACAAGGCTCAGCAGCACAAACTGTTACTATTGCTCCTGCTAAAACAGATATAATATATTGCGATGCTAGTGATGAGGTTATATCAGTAGGAACTAAATTAGCTTTTAATCTTGTTGACGATTTAAGTCCGCAACTCGGAGCTAATTTGGACACCAACTCCCACAATATACTTATAGATGATGCTCATTTTATAGGAGACGAAAACGGCAATGAGCAAATTATATTTCAAACAACATCTTCTGCGGTAAATCAGTTTGATATAACAAATGCTGCAACAGGTAATCCACCAAAAATATCTTCAACAGGTGGAGATAGTAATATTGATTTAGACATGGAAGCAAAAGGCACAGGTCACGTTACAATTAGAGGAAATACTAATCCTGGAGCTATTCAATTTAATTGTGAAAGTAATTCACACGGACAAATAGTAAAAGCACAACCACATTCCGCTAGTGTTACTAATGTACTAACATTACCTCCAGGAAGTGATCAAGAGATTGTAGGTGCAAGTGCTACACAAACTTTAACAAATAAAACAATTGGTGTGGCTCAACTTTCTGGTCAAGTTGCAATAGCAAACGGTGGAACTGGTGCAACAACTTTAGCTGGTGCTAATATTGTAGCATCTAATGCAAATACAACTTTTACTAAAGCATTACGAGGTAGCACACAAACTGCTGGTTCACAAACAGGAAGTGTCACATTAGATTTTGACACTTATCAAAACTTTGTTTTAACAGCAACAGGTAATGTTACTTTAGCCAATCCGAGTACAGAATCAGTAGGACAGTCTGGTATTATAGTATTTATTCAAGATGGCACTGGCAGTCGTACATTAAGTTTAGGAACAGATTATGAAACAGCAGGTGGTGCTGGTTTAACTATATCAACAGCGGCAAATGCAGTCGATGTCATACCATATTTTGTTAAGGCTGCTGATTCCATACAATTAGGAGCACCACAACTTGCCTTTGCATAGGAGACATAAGTAATGCCAGTACAAGGTGAATTTTTTCAAAATCCAGGTGGTGCTGGTGCATTTTATTCATATGAAATAGAGCACTCATTACGCATAGGAAGTGGAGATACATTAAGAAGAACACCTAGTAGTGATGGAAATTTAACAGTTTGGACATTTTCAGCATGGATTAAAAGAGCACAACTAAATGATCCAGGTGGTCAATATCAAGTATTAGAATCAGGTGCAAGTGGAAATCAAGATACAAGATTATTTTATGGTTTTAACAGTTCTCACGCATGGCAAGCATCAAGTGGTAATTCAAATTATGGTGCAACAAGTGAATTGTTTAGAGATGTTGGAGGCTGGTCGCACTTTGTTATAAAGCATACTGGTGGTGTATCAACGATTTATCTAAATGGTACAAGTTTTCACACTTGGTCTATATCTGGTAATACTGCTATAAATAAATCTGGATTAGTACATGGAATAGGTTGTAGAGGTGGTAGTGGTTCTGGTGCTGAATTACAAGGATACATGGCAGAAGTTCATCTTGTTGATGGTACTGCTTATGAACCAACACAATTTGGCGAATCAAAAAATGGTGTATGGATTCCCAAGAATCCATCTGGAACTAGCTACGGTACAAATGGAGTGCACTTAAAATTTGAAAGTGCAAGTGACCTCGGGAATGACAGCTCGGGAAACAATAATGATTATACAAGTAATATGGGTGCAGACCATCAAGTTCTTGATAGTCCAACATTTGGGAGTTAATTAATATGGCAAGTAGTGGAAATTTTTGTGTAATGAATCCTTTAGTTAGAACAACTAATACTATGGTCTATAGTTTTGGTAATTTAAGAACTAGTCCTAGTAGTAACTGGAGTACAACTACTTGGGCAAGAGGAAGCATGGTTATACCTTCAGATAAAAAAATATATTTTGAGGTTTTGCTTCAAAATCAAACAAGTGTTTATTCTGTGACAGGTATTGGAACTAATTTATCTGTGCCTTCTAGTAGTAATGTGGGAGGAGATGGTAGTGTAACTATATATAATACTGGTAAATTTGTAAATGGAAGTTCTACTACTGGTCTTTTTTCAACACTATCTTCTGGAACTATATTACAAATAGCAGTAGATGGTTCTACTAGAAAAGTATGGTTAGGTTATAATAATACTTGGATAGGTTCTGGTGACCCAGCAAATGGAACAAATGAAGCTGGAACAGTAAATGTAAGTAATTCTTTAGGTAATGATTTAATGCCAGTTGGTCAGAATAATTCTATAGGAGTAACTCATTACAATTTTGGTGCTGACAGTTCTTTTGGTGGGGAAAAAACAAGTGGTTCTGCAAACGCAAGCGACTCAAATTCGGTGGGTGATTTCTATTATACACCTCCTAATAACTTTCTTGCCTTATCGAGTTCTGCCTTACCCATATCAGATGACATAGACCCTGCACAAACTGATGACAATTTTCCCCAGAAGCAATTTGGTGTAGTTACTTATACTGGTAATGGTGGTGCTTCTCAAAGTATAACAGGATTAGGATTTCAACCAGACCTTGTGTGGCTCAAACAAAGAAGTGCTAGTGAAGCATTTTCAAATAATTTAATAGATAGCACAAGAGGTAGGTCAAAAACTCTTTATTCTTCACGAGCAGATGCAGAAGCAACATCAGCTTCAGATAAAGATTTTGGAACTTTTGATAGTGATGGTTTTACTGTTTTAGATGATTTTAACACAAATATGAATCAAAGTTCTATAACAAATGTTGGTTGGTGTTGGAGAGCAAATGGGGGAGTAACCTCATCAAACACACAAGGAGATATTACTAGCACAGTACAGGTGAATGATAATGCTGGGTTCAGCATCATTTCTTTTTCAGGGAGTGGTTCTGCTCAGAGTGTAGGGCATGGTTTATCAGTAGCACCTGATATGGTTATAACAAAAAATAGGTCAACGACAGATGACTGGAGAGTACATCATAAAGGATTAACAAATGGAGTTGGTACATATCATTTAAAATTAAATACAAATGCATCAGAAACAAATGATGCTTCTTGCATGTCTGGTTCGCCTTCAAACACAGTTTTAAATTTAGGTAATAATACATCAATGAATGGTAGTGGTAATAATATTATCATGTATGCTTGGAGAGAGATTGAAGGCTTTTCTAAATTTTCTAGATTTGTTGGTAATGGTAATAATGATGGACCATTTATTTATACAGGTTTTAGACCTAGACTTTGGTTTATAAAAGAAATAAGTTCATCAGATGACTGGGTTGTATATGATACTGCAAGAGATACTTTTAATAGTGGAAGTTCAAAAGTTTTAAGATGGGATTCAAGTAATTCAGAATTTGATGATTCATCAAGGGCAGTAGATGTAACTTCAAATGGACTAAAAATTAGGACTTCAAATGCTACTATGAATGGTAGTGGTGTTACTTACATTTTTGGTGCTTGGGGTGATGTGCCATTTAAATATAACAATACTTTTTAGGAGGTGAAATAATATGTGGGCTTATGTAAAAGATAATAAAATAGAGGAGATTATAAGATTTCCTAAAACAATGGTAATAGATAATGTTACTCATTCTAGGCGAATATTTACATCTTGGTCTTGGACTGAATTAAATAAAATAGGTATTTATACAGTAGAGGATGGTACTAAAGGTAATGATAACTTTGAAGTAACTTCTAATCCAACTTACACCTATAGTGCTTCTGGGAAAAAAGTAACTACTGCATACACTACTACAGATAAAGCACTAGATGATTCAGAAGCTAAAGATGAATCTGGTAAAAACATACTAGATGAAAAAGGTAATAAGACTTATAACTATGGTTTAAAAACACAAGCTAAAGAAAAAGCAAAACAACAAGCAAATAGCCTTATAAGTCGTTTTAATTGGCTTGTGGAGAGGTCTATCTATGATAGTAGTAAATCTATACCAGATGCAGTTAAAACTTATGTAGCATCTATTAGAACCGATTGTGCTAATATAGAAAAAGCAATAGATGATGCAAGTGATATGACAGCATTTAAATTATTATATGCAGATACCTACAAAGAAGTAGATGGAGAACAAGTAGTAGATGTAGTAGCAAGAGTAAACAGATGGACAGATGATTATGATGTTAAATCGTATATTAGATAAGATAAAAACAGTTTATCAAAAAGTTAAAAAAAGATTATTTGGTAAACTATGCGAGTGTAAACCTAAAAAAAGGGGTAGACCTAGAAAGGATAAATAATGGCTACAAATTCAGAAGCAAAACAAGCATCTGTAAGAGGAGTTACTTCTACTACAGGTACATTTAACGAAGATTGGTTAGCTTTATTTAATGCCAGAAGTATTGGTGCAGGAACTTATAATGAAAGATTACTAGCTTATATTAACAATAAATTAGGTAGTTCTCACACAGATTTAAATAAAGCATTACAAGCATTAGCTGTAGACCAAGGTGATGCAAACTATTCTAGTATGGGTACATTTACACCATGACACAGCAATCCTTAAGACAAAAAAGTTGCAGAGATGCTTCAGATACAAATGGTACATATAATGAAGATTGGATGAAAACCTTTGAAGAAGCAGGTATCACCACAGGTACATTTTCTGAAAGAATGTTAGCTTATACAAATGCACAAGGTAGTTCTTGGGATAATGCACAATGGGATGTGTCTAGTTGGGGTAAAGGACCATTTATAAATGTAAATCAATCTATGGCACAATTAGGTAAACAAAATGGCACAACAGTTCCTGGTTCTTTATGGAGTAGTATGGGAACATTTAGTGCAGATTAGGATATATTATGGCGTTAACAGCATTAATAGGACCAGCTACTAAACTTATAGGAAAATTTGTAAGAGATAAAGACAAACAAGCACAATTAGCTCATGAAATATCTACAATGGCAGAAAAACATGGGCAAGAGTTAGCACTAGCACAAATAAAACTAAACACAGAAGAAGCTAAAGGTAACTGGTTTCAATCATCTTGGAGACCTCTTGTTGGTTGGATATGTGCATTATCATTAGGTATAAACTTTATGGTAGCACCTATTTGTGCAGGGTTTGGTATAAACATACCACAAGCTGATATGAGTGTTATGATGCCTTTATTATTAGGTATGTTAGGTATTGGTGGTTTGCGTAGCCTAGACAAAATTAAAAAAGTAGATACAAAGGTTATTAAAAAATGAGAAAGTTTAGAAAAGTAGCTAAAACTAAAACAGGTGTACCAAAAAAATATGTTAAAGGTGCAAAGAACCCTAAAGCAAGAGCTGCTGAAATAAAGAGAACAGCTAAATTATATAAAGCAGGAAAATTAACACCAGCTATGATGAATAGAATAAGTAAACAAAGGAGCAAAGGATAATGCCAAGTTTTAAAGGAATAAAAGGAGCTAGTAGATTTTCTCCTAGTACACTAAATAAAGTATATAAAAGAGGATTAGGAGCTTATTATAGTAGTGGCTCAAGACCTAAGGTATCTGCATCTCAATGGGCTATGGGCAGAGTAAAATCCTTTATTTCTGGTAAAGGTGGAGCTAGAAAAGCAGATGCTGATTTATTAGGAAAAAAACCTACTAAAAAGAAAACAACAAGGAAAGCATAATGAACAGAGAAAAATTATTGGATATGATAACCCTACATGAAGGTTTGGAGTTAAAACCATATCAATGTACCTCCGATAAACTTACCATAGGTGTAGGGCGAAATATAGAGGATATAGGCATAACTGAAGAAGAAGCTAGATATCTTTTAGAGAATGATGTAGATAGAATACTAAAAGAAGTAGAACATTGGAGTTTTTTAGAAAAGTTAAATGAACCCAGACAAGCTGTTATATTAGATATGGTGTTTAATATGGGTGTTACAAGGTTTAACGCAAACACATGGGTTAAGACATTTGCAGCAATACAAAACGAAGAATGGGAAAAAGCAGCAAATGAGATGTTAGATTCTAAATGGGCAAAACAAGTAGGTCAAAGAGCTATACGATTATCACAAATGATGAGAAAAGGCGAGTGGTATGAATCTTGACCCTATGATGATGTGGAATATTATTATAACTGTGGTTTTAGGACCATTTGCATGGGCATTTTCTAAAATGTTTAATGAAGTAAAAAGACTACAAATACTTCTAAACAAAACAAGAGAAGATTTAGGAAAAGAATATGCCACAAAATCCGAGCTTCACAATGAAACTAGAGAAATCAAGGAGTTAGTATTAAGAATAGAAAACAAACTTGATAGGTTCATTGAGAAGCAAAATGGTTGAACCAGTAACTGCCGTATTAACTGGCATAGCATTAGTAAAAAAATCAGTAGATTTTATTAAAACAAATATTGCAACAGCACAAGATGTTGGTGACATTATAGGTCATGTAGATAAAGCATTGAATGGTCAGCAAGAAGTTATCAAAGCTAGAGATAAAGCTAATGTAGACCATTTTGCAACTGAAAATGTGGCTAAAGAGATTATAGATGCTAAATTAGCACAAGAACAATTATATGAAATGAAACAGTTAATTGACCACAGGTTTGGTCATGGAACTTGGTCTTATATATTAGAAGAAAGAAAAAGAAGAATAGACAAACATAAACAAGCAGTAAAAGAAGCAAGAGCAAAAAAACTAAAACAACAAAGAGAAATGTATGAAATGGTAAGATTAGGTTTTGTAGTGTTAGCAGTAATAGCTTTTATAGCTGTTGTAATAGGCATTACCTTTAAATTTGTATTAGCTCACCCTATAGAGGGAGACGAGAAGTCATGCAAACTTTATGAGCCAAAATATTTTATGATATGTATGAATGAAGGCAGAGGATATGCAGATACAGAGCTATATTTAGATTATCAAATGGAAAAAGATAACTGGATTATAGAAAATGATTGATTACTATAAAAATATTTATATACTAACAAAACGAACTAAAGTTTTTATAAACCATAAAACAACTGTGGATAGTATTTATGGGGATAAGTTACTATGTTGTGGTAATGCTTTAGTTCGTAATTTCATATAATGTATATTCTACAGTAATTTCTTCATTAGCTTTAATATTCTTGATGGTATGTAACGATAAGCAATCTTTTTTATAAGGAATTTTAATACAATTAGGATTATTAGAATGGTTAATAAACCCACCCAGAGGTGTCCTACTATAGTTATTAAAAAATCTATTATCATAAATATGTGTTACACCTAAATTAAAATCTATGGGAATATCTCTAACTGCAAAAACTCCTTGCCCATGTATTACAGAATCTCTAATAGTTAAAAATGGATGTAATGGATTATACATTACTCATAACCATCATTTAACATCTTTCTAGCCCTTTGTGCAGCAGATAATGCAGGTATAGGTCCTTGCTTAACTACCTTTGGTTTATTATATACTTTAGGTTTATTACTCCATCTTTTTTGCATAGCCTTTTTACCACCTTCACTCTTTTTTACTAAAATATCTTGTATCTTACTCTTTATAGCTTTAATTCTTTTTTGTGTTACTTTTTCTCCGTTATCTATAAGCAAAGGATATACATTAGTCATTATTCTATCAAACCTTCTTTTATCTTGTATGCCTAATATATTCTGTATATGCCTTTTAAACACACTACAATCCTCTTGGAGGTACATTGTACTAATTAAAGTTATGTATGCACCTTTTTCTTCTAAAGTTAATACAGAGACATCTGCTAACCAATCAGCAGGGAAAAATGGAAAGTAAAATAGTTTCTCTTTCATACTTGCTCCTTTTTTAATTCTTCTTTTTTATCCCAATATACTAAAACAAAAGCATCACATTTAGGACAACTTAAATTACTAACTATATTATAATCTTCATCTTCTTCACAATCATGGTCGCCACCCCATATCAATTCTGTTCCACAGTTATAACAATTCATAAATTCTCCATTATTTTATTCCAAGAGTAGTTATATTTGCCCTTGATTTTTTTTAATAAATTTATACTTGCTTTTCTATCTCCTGATAAAAGCATACTTGTATAGGATTTTGATATACCTAATTGTTTAGATACCTCTGTAAGGTTAATCTTGTTTTCTTTCATAATGTTTTCTATAATCATTTTTTTCCTTTCTTTATTAATTTTTCATAACATTCTTCGCAGTAAAATTTAAATTTATGATAATGAGCTGCGACATTATCACAAAAGCTACACAACTTGTGGTGTATCAATCGTTTCCAATGACTACTTGTATTATCTTTTTGTATTACTTTCTTTTTAGCCACTTTTCTTTTCTCTTATTTCTTTTCTTCTAATATAATCATCTTGTTCTTCTGGTGTACGCAAAGTAAATCCTTCTTTAAGTAAATCAAATAACTTACTTTCTACATCAAACTTGCTAGGTCTAGTCTTAAACTCCATTTTATAATTTATTACATACTTACTCATACTCCACACATCCCTTCATCACATATATCATTAAACATATCCATTTGGTCTTTGTTAGGGTCTAAATCTGCTTCTTCTAAAGGCATATAAGATTTGTGTAAAAATACTTCATCTTCTGGTTTTCTAGTAGCATTTCTAATCTTTCTGTCTACTTCTACTACTTCTTTCCACATTTCTTTATCATTATTTTTAATATCTAACCAAAAATCATTTGAATGATAAGGACAAAAAGTACAAGCAGATTTTTTAGGTAATGGATGATTATGATTTTTTAACCATTCCATGCAATCTCCTCTATTAAATTTCTTATCAAATACTAAAGGATAATCATTTTTAATATAAGGTAATCTACTTTCTTTACATCTTACCATTTCGTCTCTGGATATACCTATAACCATTTCTACCATAGTACCCTTTGGCACTCTTTGATATTTTTTTAAACCTAATAACCTTCTTATTTTCTGATAGATAGGTTGTATTTTATATTCATTAGTGCATTGACGCATAGTAAAACCTTTTTTACCTGTTTTATTATTAATGGTATATGTAGGTATTGCTAAAAAGTTATATTTACTAGATAACATATCTTCTTTTAAATTACCTTTAGATACAATATGCACAGGATAAGACACTCTACTTTTTAAATATTGTAACCAATCATAAACATATTTAGGTTCATTTTGTGTATCAGCAAATATAGCACAATCAACCATAGGCAATTCTCCATACTCTATCATTAATGCTACTGTGCTGCTTTGTACTCCTGCACCTAAAGATAATACTCTCATTATAATATTCCTGCGTTCTGTAAACCTATAAAGGTATAAATTATCGTATAAATAAATAAATATTCCATTATTCTAAATCCTTTCTTTCTTGCCAATCGTGTTTTTTATCTTCTTCTATAATCTTTTCAAAACATCCTGTGTCTAAATTCATTTGTATATCTAATATTCTAGGATATCCTAACTCTTCATAACGAGTTTTGCAAATAGTTAACAAACTATCCGTACATCTTGACCCATCTTCATTCTCAAATTTAGGTCGCCATAAACTAAATATATGGTCTGGTTTATTAAACCAATGGGCAGAACCTGCTATTTGATAAGCAGTCGGTGCAGAGTTACCCATTTTCATATCTGGCTTGGCAGGATGTGCTAGTACCATAATATGTATATCTAATATTTTAGCTAAATTAGTAAGATGGTCTAAACACTTGCCTATCCATGCAGTTTCAGACATTTTACCAAACTCTGGTGTTTCTAGTTTATTCCAAGGGTCTAATACAAATGCACCCATACCAAATCGTGCCTTCATATCGGATATTTTATCACACATCCAGTCAAAATTAGGACAGTTATTAGGATGGTTAAGAAATACAAAATGTTTTCGTATAAATTCATCTGCTTGGTGTTTTTCTTCATCTGATTGCTCCCATTCTAGTTTTTTGTGATAAAATGTTCTTATATTTCTTTGCACATAAGGTTTTACTCTAGTTTCTCCAGAGTACATTCCTATGTTTATTTTGTATTCTTTAGCTATCTGTGTCCATAATTGTATGGCAAAAGAAGTTTTACCATGACCTGGAAACCCTGTCATAACACTTACCATACCTTGACCTAACATAACATCTTCATTCCAACCAAACATGGGATTGTATAGTTTTATCTTGGGTGGTTGTGGGATATCATCTAGAGAATAAATACCTTCTAATGGATAATCACATAACCCTTCATTAATTGTCCATTTTATTTCATCTTTACCCCATTTTAATAAGGCTTCATTAACATCCTTAATACCATCAGTCCAATCAAAATACTTACATTTACCATGCCCTAGTATAGAAGCTAAATCCT